TCTTTTTCCAGGAACAGGTAGGATTTACGGACTGCCCAGAGACGTTTGCCGTCTGCTTGCCACCATTTGATCATCCGGTTCAGCTGCACTGCACCGAACTCTCCCTCATCACTTCCTAGAGTGTCGTTCGGATCCAGGATGCCAGCTTCGATGAACGAATCCTTGATTAGTTGATCTCGGTTTCTACTGAAATCGTAAGAACTAGATGTTGCCATTTTTCTTTCTTTTGAATTGTAGTGGTCCTGGGAGAACCCAACCGATTAAGAGCAACACGATTGCACAAACCGCAATCCACATAGTTGCACTTTCAAGAAGGACTCCGAGCATGGTCCACAGGTTGTCAGGCGCACAGTCCATTTCAATTAGTTCTCCCTTGGTCTGTAGATTGGTCGCAAGTGCCGTTGCAGTCACAGTCGCTGCTACCACTGCAGCTGTTGATACAGGACTCAACAGTGCGCTTGCCACACCCGCAGAGGTCGCTGCCACTCCCCCGAGAATCGCTGCCTTTTTCAGAGTGGTACACCCGACTAATAAAAATATCGGTATTAGCCCGTAAAGACATTGTATAAACCGATAAGAACGATTCCGACTAGGACTATCATTACCCATGGCTTTCTAATTTCCTTGCCGAGTTTACTGAATTTGGTTGCGACATCTTTGACGTTTTCTTCGATCTTGTCTTGAATATCTACCATTACTATCCCTCTCTATGTAACAAAGTTTCTTCCATTCGATCTATCCTGGAAAGGATTCGATCAACTGCTTGTTCAAAATCATGTTTCTGCACATACATGGAAAGCGTTTCAGTTTGTACTTTGGTGATTCTGTTGTGGAGGACCATATCACTGTCCCTAAGATTGTCTACCAATTGCCAAAACCTCCGCATCATCATTCCGACACCAAGCATTAAAAGTCCCAGTATCACATCGAACATTGCACCCGTTTCCACTATTCTGATTCCTTTTTAAGTTGTTTCCACATCATTCATCTGGTACTTTCAAGGGTTACTTTATTTCTAAGAGAAACAGGAACATTGTGGACTTCACCCACTAATTCTTTGTTTTTCAGAGTAAACCGGAAGACCGTGATTTCATGTCCTATGTGTGTAAGTCGTACCGTCTTTCTTGCGATGATGCTTGTTTGTCCAAGTTTAGTCCTGACCGCGCAATAAACATCAAATGGCAATGCCTTGTCTTTATCAGAATAGGCATGGACATTTACAATGTATTCACCGTCCGGTAATCCCCTGGTGTAGGCATTTTCATAATTCTCTGGCATCGGATCGAACTTGGTTCCAAGGTCGTCCCTAAGTAGATTGAAACCTCGTCCATCCTGGTTGGAATAGCCTACTGGTCTCGTATCATTAGGAGAGACTACCCAAAGATCAATATCTGTCCAGGTGTTAGGAGGCCAGGAGATTTCAACAATCATCACTCCTGGTGGATCTTCATCTTTCTTCTTGTCTTGATCGACCGCAATGTGCGGTAGCAGAAGAATGATGATTATGACAAAGCAAGATAGAGTCAGAAATAAGACATCCCTGAACGCTGTGCTTGTCGCACCTACTTCATTCTTAGAGTCAGGGACAACCACAAGTAACCCGATAAGCCAGTAATTGTTGTAAACAATGCGGTACGCATTCCGGAAAGAAGATGTGTCACCATCATCACCACTTGTTCCGGATCATTGACCGCTGCAATGCTGACTCCATTGAGTGCAATGATGAAACCGGCGACGGTTCCCAACAAACCAAGATCAATCAATTTGTGACTGATCCATGAGGTCCACTCCGGTTTCTTCGGAACCATGGATAAGGCAATCAGAAAAGCAACAGCAATCAATACAACTATTTTTGTTTTATCTGCCTCGTAAACGTAGTGCAAGGCACCAACATGAAATGCATAGATTGAAACACCCAGCAAGAATGACTGGAGGACAATAAATTTGCCCATTACTCATCATCTTCGTCTGGGTATTCGTCTGGATTTTCTTTCTGGGTTTCTTCCTGTTCTACCCTCTTATCGTAGAATGCCATGTAATCAAACTCCATTTCTTTCAATGAATAGGGAATAACTATAAACATGCTATCCCTGATTACGATAAGTTTGACTACATCTCCTACGGAATTATCGAATAATTCACTCGCTACACTGCCAGCACCATTAGTAGGAACACCATCTACGGCAATTATTACGTCGAAGTTTCTAAGACCTTGTTTGTAAGGATGACTGTCTTCTTCTATTTCTACCACCATCGCGCCGAATACATTAGGAACGAGAATATCCTTGGCAAGTTTCGATAACTTCTCAATTGAGAATTCGCTCAACTGCCTCAATTTAACACCCATACCGGCACGTTTAATCTCTTCACCGTTTATCAACTTCAATACGGTTTCGTTGAGGATATCTCCTCTTACTGCGTATGCCACACCTACGGTGTTGTTAGCCATGAAACGAACGGTGGTATTGACTCCAATTACTTTCCCCTCGGCATTGATTACTGGGCCACCTGAATTGCCCCTGTTGATAGGAGCGGTGTGTTGAACCATCTTCACATAGGGACTTATGTAGTTTGGACGGTTAATGTGGCTTACATTCCCCATTGTTACAGTCCAATCCAATCCTAGAAGATGCCCTATGGCAATGACAGGTTCGCCTACTTTTATGTCTTCTAAATCACCCTCAATAGAAAGGTGCGTTAAAGGTTCCATGCCTTCTTTTAATTTCAATTTCAAAACAGCAAGATCCGCTGCTGGATCTATACCTACAATCTCGGCTATATAATTCTTTGGATCTTCCTCATCATAGAACCAGCATCTTATTGTTACTGCTCTATGGATGACATGGTAATTCGTAACGAATAAGCCATCACCTGAAATTAGGAATCCAGATCCGAATCCACCTTTACCCTCGGCATCAACTCCTGACACCATTAGCACAGCGTCCCTGGCATATTCGACCAAGGCATTGTGATCTACGGAGGGTGGATCATGGAACGCAAATGCTGGCGTGAACCATAACGCCAACAATAATATGAGTGTCTTGAATTTCATCACTACTCCTTCGGCGGGAAATCTTCCTGTGGTTTAGGATGAAGAATCCATTCGCCTTGGTGACGCAGATATCTAACTTCGACTTTTGAGTTTAGCAATTTTGCTTGATCCATGTCCCAAGGAATTCGGTATGCTATCGGTGGCAAATCTGTTGACCAGACATAGATGTAATTTGGTTCATCTAATACAAATGCTTGTACGTCTATTTCTTGTTGTAGGTAAGGACGGGGCAACCCCATAAGAGTGGCCCAGGAGTACCAGAAGAATGCACAAACAATGAGAAACGTGATGCTGCCTATTACTGGTCTATATTGAATTCCTATCCAAGCAAGAATTGCCAGACTGAGTAATGGCAGAACGTAAGTAATTAACAATTATGCTACTGGTTTGACGGGCCAGGAAACATTTTCAACGTCTTCGACTGTCGATAGTCCAGATGGCAGATCTCTAAGTGCCTGACGATAAGTTCTCATTTCAGGAGAAAGTGTTACGTCCTGAAGAGCGTACCAGTCTGTAGAAACCAATTTGCGGGTACGGGTTTCTCTTAATCCCGAAATTGCGCGATCAAAAGCACCGGCTGCCCATTGGGCTTCCTCTGCATCCCGCGCTGTTTCTTCTTCCGGCGTCAGATCCATTCTTACACCGTTTACTACTTTTGTTCTTGCCATCTAAATTGCTCCTAAAGTTATGCTATTCCGTACATCTGAATTAAGCCGTCGAAATTTCCAGATGCACACGCGAATTTAACATCAGTAATTGCTGCGGTTGTATTTATATACCCTGCTGTAAACATATCATACGCGCCAGAATTATTAGTCATCGCGCTTGACCTGCAATAAAAATGCGTTACATAGGTAGTGCTGGAAGGACTAAACAGATGCAAAATCCCGCCACAACCTTCATCGGAATGGTCTGCATGATTTTCAGTAAGATTTACCAATCCTGTAGCCTGTGCTAGATCCCGGCTAGTGTCATAAGCAAATCCAGTGGCGTCTGCTTCTGTGTGGGACGCATAAAAAACACTATCCGTTATTGTTTCATTGTAGTCAGCCGCACCATCAGCATTGAATTGAACACCAAAGTTAGTGTTACTGGCAGGATTAATACCCGTAAACACAAACATATACTCGTCATATGTGCTGTCTATTCCAGAAGTAATTACATATTCCGAAAGATCAGTTGTATCGCTAGAGTTGTCTGCAATTAGTGTTGGTATACCCATAATTAACCTACCCCATACATAGATATGACGGCATCCATGTTGCCTGATGACATTTTGAATTGGATGTCGTCAATTGCGGTTGTGGTATTGAAATAACCAGAGAAAAAGGAATTATTTGTTCTATCGACATACCTATAGAAATTTGTTGTTGCATAAAAGTGTTTTACATAGGTTGTACTTGACGGATTAAATAACCATAAAGTTCCCGCAGCACTTTCATCTGCACCATTACCGACTAACCCAGCCAACACTTGATAGGCAGTACCCTGCGCCTGATCCTCACCAGTGTTGTACCCCAGAGAAGTCGCATCAGCTTCTGTATGAAAAGCCTGAAACGCGGTGGTAGTCATGGTTTCGTTGTAACCACTTGCACCAGCAGCGTTTGCTTGAAATGTAAAATCCACTTGATCGGTAGCAGGGTTCACATCAAAATATTTGAAGATGTAAAGTTTGTAAGTGCTATCTATACTGGAAGTAAAATCAGAAGTAGCAGCATTTGACGATGTATTAGTTGTTATCAGTTTCATTGCCATAATTAGTTTTTTACTCCCCAGGCTTTAATAGTTCCCGCATTGATATTACCGGTGCTAAATTTAAACTGTAAGGCGGTTACATCATCAGTGTCATTTATGTAACCAGCGACAAAAGTCTGTCGAGTGTATACATCTGCCGTATAGGTATTTAGGGTCGCGTAAAAATGCTTAACATATGTCGTAGATAAGTTAGAAAAGAAATGCAATTAAAACTAGTGCTTTGGGCTAAATCTGCACCCGGTTCATATTCAAGAGCGGAAGTAACGCCACTTTCATTGTGAAAAGCCCGAAAGTAACTAGTAGTGGTTGTCATCCCGTAAGATGAGTTATCTGTAGACGTTTGAAAAGTCAGCAATGCTTCATCCGTTGCTGGCTGCACCGCATAAAATCTGAAAATCAATTCACCATGGTCGGGAAGTGATGTAAATGATATTGTCGCATCATCATCAGCAGTCTGAGACGAAAGCAGAACTACAGCTCCGGTAGCACGATACGATTTTCTTCTATGTGAGAGAGATGCATAAGGCAATAAACTCATAATGTTTCTCCAACTACCACGCTGATACGGTATTGGTCATCTTGATTTGAATTAGTACGCCAAACAACCAAGCATCTTCAGCCATGTTATCTGTGCCAGCCGTGTTACGATTTACTTCGAAGGTAACCATTTCACCGAGCGCAGGTGAACCTGCTATCGTTAATGCTGGTGTCGCAGACGTTATGTGGAGATCTCCGTTAGTACCGGCAAGTACGGTGTCAGTTATAACCTGCTCGGTTCCCCATGATGCATCGATAGCATCATCGTTAGCGAGTGCAGTTGCTTTTATAGCCCACTCACAAGTGTCACTAGCACTTGAACCGGAAGCGGAAGACCAGTAGAACTTAGCCTTGACCGTGCTTCTATCCCAGTTCTCTGGCATCACGATCTTGAACTGGACCTGTTCTTCAGTACCTCCAGTATCGAAAGCAAAGTAATCCCAGTTCACATCATTGGTGGCGTACTCGTTTGTCGCTGCCTCGGCACCTGCCGTGCTTGTGGTAACCATGGCACCGGCATCTACATAAATCGTGCCGTACTGATACAGGTTATCGATGTATGCCTTGATGCTCTGCTGAGAAGCTATGCCAGTCGCACTGTTGGTCCCCATAGCATCTTCATCAAGAAATGCTTTTCCATCTAAAATATTTAGTTCAGCAGCAGTTGATGCAACTACTGTTCCCGCAATAGACCAACCGCTATTGTCGGTGATTGTCAAGACCTTACCAGTCGGAATCGTAATCGTACTCCCAGACTGGGTGTCTATAGTATTGACTTTGATTGTACTCATGTTTTCCCCCAATCAGAGAATGTTTATAGTAGATCCACTGGCAATGGTCCAAGAATAACCAGATCCTACGGTCATCGGTCCCATAAGAAATCCATTGCTGTTAGAAGGTACAGTAGTCGTCACCGTACTACTGATCGTATCGTAGTTACTGAATTCATCTCCCACTGTCGTTATATTTACACTGGCAGCAGTTGTCAGGTTTACCAAGTTCGATTTCTGCATCTTTCTAAATGCAACCGCACTCGCGTCATAAATTAAAAGAAAGTCTCCATCAGCAACGGAGGTTTCTTCTGTTTGCCCGGTAATGACATTGGTGTTGACCATACCAGATTCGACAGAAGTACTTTGAATCGTTGCAGCCCCAGTCGAGGCTAAACCGATATCTCCACTGACCGCAACTTCTTCATACGAGGTGCCATCACCCACCAGGATCTTGCCAGCGGTAACGTCTGGCATCATCAACTTAACTCCGACCGCAAGATTGGCCGAAGAATCAATCGTAAATGCTGTTGTCGATCCGTGCGCTGTCCCAGCACCAACCTCTAATTTGTCGGTGCCATCGTCTATTCCAATGCGAAAATCCACGGCATTTCCATCGAAATTCAGGTAAGTATCTTCTGTACTCCCATCTCCAATCGTGACGCTATCATCAGTGATGCTTAATATTTCATTGGTTCCAACCGTTGAGCCTTCCCCAATAATCAGTTTATCGGCAGTATCATCCAGTGCTATGTGAAAGTCTTTAGCATTACCGTCAAAGACTATAGCAGTATCTACCGCTGCCCCATCACCTATCGTGACCGTATCGTCGGTGATGGTCAGTATTGGGTTAGTACCAACTGTAGACCCTTCCCCAATAAGCAATTTATCTGCGGTATCGTCTAATGCTATATAAAAATCTTTAGCATTTCCATCGTAGACTAATGCAGCATCCTCTGCGCCACCATCTCCAAGAGTTATAGTTGGCGTTGTTCCACCGACGACAATATCTCCATTGTCATTGATGGTGGTGGTAGAAGTATTCAGAAGTGTCGAACCTCCTGTACCGCTCCATCGAACAATAGCGTTGGCCGTAGAACTGGAGACTCCCTCCAACTTGTCGGTGTTGAGGTTGGTAAGGTTGGCATCTGCCTCTGTATGCGTCAGTGCCGATCCCTTACCGGATCTTGTAACAATTGTTGCCATATCGTTTCCTATGGAGTGACGTATCGATCTTTAAGTAGATCGCTTTCATCGAAGTAGTCAGTATGATCCAAGACCCAGCCAGGATAATCCCCTGGATTCTTGTCATAGATTGCAATGTTGCTTCTTACCCTGGCATCCCTGACAGTGATGTCTTCATGCAGAGAACGCACGAAATCCTGTGGATGACGGGGTTCCCAACAATTCCTTGTCCCTGGTCCTTTGCATACAACAGCACCGGTCCACTCGACCGCTTTATGTTTGTCTGAGAAAACACCACCGCAGCGGTCACACTGAAAATTAGACATTAGTCCTTCTGAATTTGGATGATCAGTGTTCCCATGTCAGTTGCTGCTGCGAATCCTAAAGTCGTCAGCAGTATGTCTCCTGATTCTCCGCCACCAGCAGTACTCTGGATCCCTCCGATAGAGGTAAAATCCATGAATCCATCTGTATCACCCAGAACCCATCCTCCAGTATCTGTAGTCGCATCGAATTCGAGGCGACCCGTAAACCCGGAGAAAGACCACCAAAGTTTCATAAGTCGAACAGTCGAGGGTGCTGGACTGAGAGTGGAAGCATCGACAAGTACGTTATCGGTGATATCACCAGCAGATCCATCACTGAGTAAGTAGAGATGCACGACGGCATTTTTATGTCCATCATGCATAGTTGTTTTCGTAATAGTATTTGCCATATCTCTTATCCAAAAAAAGAGGGTGACCCGAAGGCCACCCCTAATTTATCATCTCTCCTGTGATACAAAGATGTAATCGACAGTCATTGTTTTTGCAGCTGCAGCACCATTCATAATGCCGAACGAAACAGTAAGTTCTTCATCATCAGGCAGGTTGGTTGTAACTGACGTACCCAGTTTGACATCATCGACGTAATACTCGATAGCACTTTTTCCGTCGTAATAGAAACCGGCAACCAGCATCGTGGCATCAGAAACAGTCGCGATAGCAGAAGCAGTAGTGTCGCTGCCGTCCTTTTCAACATGAAAGTCGAGCGAAGCATCGCCATCGTCTTTCAGAAAGTAGACACCGTCAGAGACTGCAAGTGGCGTTGTGTCAGTAATCTGCAAACCCATGACGAAATCACTTTGAGTTGCATCAGACACCGCAAAACGAGACTTGAAAAAAGTCTTCTTGCCAGCAACGAACTTGAAATTTTCAACCTTCAGATTGAAAAAGTCTAAATCGTTATCAGCATCGTCATTGGTGATCAACAAAAGGCCACCAGCTGAAGTAGATGACAGGGCTTCCGTAGCAGCACCGGAACCAGCTTCAGTCGTGGTAATAGTCCAGTCACCTGAAACGTATTCGTTGAAGTCGTTGAAGTAAGTGATCCACTTCGTTGGATCTGGCATTCCGTAGAATCCAGTGTTGGTATTTTTCTTGGCAGTGCCAACGCCACTGGTAAATCTTGTGGGAGTTCCCATTGTCTTGTTCTCCTTAGAACGTCCTAAAAAAGGACGTGGCCCCCGTTAAGAGGCCACGTTCCAAAGGTTGGCTTATGCGCCTTCCGAACCCCAGATTGCTCTCCAATCAGACCAACCACTTGAGAAACGCATGTACCCAGAGTACAGGTCGTTCTTAGTAGCGAAGTCATCATCGTTCGCAAATTCGGGTTTGGTTCGCCACAAGTGAAACAAACCAGGAACATTCGAGCGAATGAACCATTGGTCGGTATCAGATAAATAATGATTTACCAAGATACCACCTGGGAATACACCCTGGCCTCTGATCACGTTGATAGCGTTGTTTGCCGTGTCATTCTGCAGATTTGATCCTAGAATGCGGTTAGCATTGAAGAAATCATTCGGATGAATAACTAACGACTGCGGTTTGACCTGAATCTTCAGGCCACGATCGTCAACTGCCTTCGACATCTGGACTACCAGATCTTCGATGGAAGTTTCGGACAAGTCAGCAGCAGTAGACAGCTTGTTGCTATCGGTGCCACCGTTAATGCGCGGATGCGCGGTACTTAATAGCACGACACCGTCTGCTCCCGTATAGGAGCCGTTGGTGGCGCGGTTAAGATGGTTTGCATCAACCGTCTCAACGGTTTGCTGCATAGAGCGGGATACTGCCTTGATCCGCTGGGTTGCAACTTCGACATACTGAAGGTCGTCTTTTGCTTCCCGTGTGATCTGGAAACCAAGTGCATACGCGACGTGCGTAAAACGCTTGTTGTATCCTTGCTGTTCTGCATCGTAAGTGAGCGCAGCACCTTGTGCCTTCTCCGGTGCGAGACCGTAGTAGGTAACTTGCTGCATCTCTTCGAATGCCTTCGCAGAACTGATGCTGTCGAAGATCTTGGAATATTCTTCATCCCAGTCCCCGTGCATCGATTCTGACCAGACTTTGAGTAACCCAGGCCATAATAGTTTTGGGTGAGTCTGTGTGGTTGTAATAGCCATTTATTCCTCTCCCCTATACGCCTGCGCCAGTTGCTACGTCGTTAAACGCATGCTCGTTGATCATCACCCACCAGTCACATTGATCACCTATCGCATTGTCCGCTCTTGGTACTGCTGCAATGATGCGAAGCTGTGCGACAGCTGTTTTAATGTCTGATGAATCAATTTCGTGAGCAGAAATTCCTGTCGTGGTAGAACCAGAACCTGCAATGAGATCGGCATTACTGCCGATATTCGCAAAGGTTAAGGCAGAACTATCTGAGTCTTCCTGGACTTCAAAAATAGTCCAAGGATCATCACAGACCAGGATGTCTCCCGCTGTGGAAGCGGGTAAATAGCGACGAGTCAAGTCTCCGTAGTCTCCAAGAACTCCGACACACACCCCAAGGATGCTGTTGGCTGCCGCAGCAGGTGCAACATAACCATCAGCTTCGAGTTTTATAAAATCTCCGATGAAGATGGCAGTGCCGTTACTGGAGTCAACAGACCACTTGTTCGCCACATTTACGGCACCACCGTCCATTCGTTTGACCGGACGTGCACCGCGAGGATTGTCTACATTTGCCATGTGACATTTTCTCCTGTGGTTAGCAAATCAGCGACGACCTATCTCCACGTTGCCGTGAGTAAAGTCACCACTTTCTTTGCTTCGTTTAAGTTGACTTTCGACCTCTACGAGGTCGCTCTCTTTTTCTGCCTGGTCTTGCTCATAAAATTCTTTTCTCTTCTTGAGCAAGTAGGCGTAGAGTGGTTTGCCTTCCACCTGACCAACGATTCGGGCGACATGGTCTCCTAATGCCAACTCCGGGGTTACGTTGGGATCACCCACTATTGCGCGACCGTCCTGGTCGGAGATTTCCTGAGTGCTGACGTAATCCCAATCATCGTAATTCGTCAGCATATGAACACGGTTATTTATGTCATTAACCCACCGGGTAGAGAAACCGCTAATCTCCGGTGCATACAACTTGTATCGTGTTCCGTCGATCTTTTCTTTGTCCCTTCGACGTGTCGGGCCTTTCTTGGGTCTACCTCTTTGCATTTCCTCTGCTCCCAATGAATTAGAATCTAGATTTCAAGTACGTCTTTGGCGTACTTCTCTCGATCCTTGTTAGTGAAGATCTCCCGTTTAACCAAGTCGTTAAACGCCTCCTCTGCTTCCGGATACTGTGCCTTTAGTTGTGACCAGGCACTGTTTCCTTTGGCAGCAGGTTTATCCGGAGAAACTGCCATTGTTTGGCTCATTGGCCTATCAGTAGCAAACTTCGTCGGAAATTGAGTCTTCACCAATTCCTCCACCGTGTTGT